ATCGAACCAATAAGTCGTCGGGAAACCTTGCTGTTCTTTGTTCGGGTAGGACGCATATTCACTGCGGCTGATAGGGAGAATGATGCGGTCGATCGGGTTGCCGTCACCGTTGTCGATTTGGACGTAAGCATCCAAAATCATAACCGTGTTTTGATCAACCGTATAAACCGACTGTCCCTCGACCAACGGCTCCGTGATAAGATCAACGCACCAAAGGTTTACGCCACGGTTCGACCAGTTGCTCAAAACCATGTTGGAGGCCATACGGGCCGATTCCATATGCTCTTGAACAATTGCCGTGTTCCGCACCTCACAGAGGTTGAACGCATAAAGCGTCAACTCACCGAGCGACGGATTGAATGCGTATGTGCCGCTCGTTGCCATGACATTTTACCTTAGATTAGAAGGAAACCATGCCAGATTGATTGAAGTTAACATGGACAGTCGCAGATGTATTCGACCCAGCATTGCTGATTAAACAACGAATCATGTTTGGAACACCTGCTTGGTTGGCGTTTTGAGCACTTGTTGCGGTAACCAAAGCTGCCGTTCCTGAATTAACCCACCGCGTATCTACATAATCTTCAGTACCCATGCCAAGTTGGGCATTGTTTGGGTTATCGCCGGAAAGCTGAATGGTGTAAGTTATTGCGGCGGACCCGCCAGTATCAGTTTGAATATAAGTGCTGCTGTCGGCGTAAGTATCCAAAAACACTGGGCGGCTCGATGCAACAGCGTTTGTGCCGATGCTTACGTTTCCCGCAGACGCGCCAGAAGCCACGACTGAAGTAACCGTTTTGAAATCATAAACCGTGTAAGCTGTCGTTGCGTTCGCTCCCGTCAGAACTTCGCTCGCTGGCATATTGTTCCAGTCCGTTCCGGTGACGGTGAACGTAATCCCGCTATCGTTTCCTGTTGACGTGAACAATACACGCCGAGGCTGATCCAACGTAGCTGTTCCGCTACTGACCAAAGAACCATTCAGGGTTACTGTTCCAGCCGCCGCGATGGAAGAGGCTGTGCGAATATTTGTTGCGCTTGGTGCGGTATAAGGACCACAAACAACTTTTACAGAACGCATTTTAGCAACCCCATTTCCTGAGAGATTTATTGATCCTACTATCAGGATCGGCGGCAGTGGCAGCACCTGTCATCTTACGTTTCATGCCAGTCATGCGCTCACAAAATGATTTATGACGCGGATTGTCCGCATCTTTGGTCGGAGCTTTTAGGTTATGACCTTCGGCACGGGCAGATTGCCTGCCACGTTCATTAAGTCCACCAGACGGAGATTTGCCTTCAGATCGTGTCCATGCCGCGGTCATGCAAACCTCCTAATGGAAGAAAGGGGAGCCGAAGCTCCCCCGACTTTTTAGCATTCAAGACCAGAGCGGCCCTTTGGAGCCGTTCCACTAGCGGCAGACGAGAGTGGGTTCATGTTCGAACCTGTGCGCCCACCCGCCTTGCGTGGCATCCGGTCAGCGCGAGGCATTGACTTGCCGCCCATTGCCTTGCCGCCATGCTTCTTGGCCTTGGCTTCCTTCACGACGTTGCTGGATCCGCCAGCATAGGCGTCGGATGGAGCCATATCCATTGCAAAATTCCCTTTCTTAGGGGAATTCATCTTACCCTTATGACCCTTCATGGCCCTAATCCTTATGCTTGGGTTACACCGAACAGGCCCGCAGTGGAACCCATATTGGCTGGAAGAACAAACTGACGAATGGCAAGCCGCTTTGCTGCATCCGTTGCAGATTGAACGGCGTAGGTTCCACGAACATCACCTGTGGTTGTTGTTGCAGGACTTGTGGTCACTGCCGCAACATATCCCGTATTTGCTGTGATCGCAGCAGCGTTGTAGTTTATGGCTACGTCGCTGAAAAAATCAGAGCGGATTGGGAAACCAAAGATGTCAGTTGTACCAACGCTATAAGTAATCGCATTTGTAACGTTAGGCGTCACAGAAGCAATATACTTAAATGCTTTTTTGCCCTTGGTCGTGGTCGCTGTCGTCGTGCTTGTCGGGACAGTAATCGCTTCACTCATTGGTACGCCATAAATGTCGTAACCAGAAACAGTGAAGATAACTTCCGCCGTTGTTGTATTCGAGACTGGAACAATACTAACCGCCCGAGCAACAAGAGCCTGTGGGTTCCAGAGATAAACGGAATTAGTATCGCCGAAGGGCTGACCAAAAGCGTTTGGCCCCAAGGCGGCTTGTCCCGTTATTGTTGTGGAACCAACAGTATCGTCCCCAGCAACAGTGTAAGTTCCGGCTCCACCAGGAGGACCAGTAAGCTGATTCACCACGGTAGTTCCAGAATTTACGCCAGTTCCAGTCAGTGTCATCCCGATCGTAATCGCCCCAGTCACGGACGATGCTGTCAGGATGCTACTTGCCACCACACCCGTGAAGGATGTGAAACCATCAAGCAACAAAAGGCCAGTCGCTGTTACACCAGTATTGTAGTTGATGCACGATGCGCTAACCGAAACACCTGTTGTCGTCGAGTTTGCCGAAACAAGTGTCATTGCTGTGTTGGCCGTAGTTGCTGCGGCTGCTGCAATCGCAGCAGAACCGAGAGCGTAAGGAGCGGCACTGATGGTCTGTGTATCCGAGGTTGCAAAACCAGCGGTAAACGCACCGAAGTTTTGGCCTGGGATGTAGTTGAAATTAGGACGAGGGTCAATTCGGCCTACCCCACCCCAAAAAAGGGATGGGCCAAGCTGTGGGTTGTAATCCGTCACGTTTCCAATGGTGTTCTGACCAAAGGAAATTACGGGACCGGAGAATGCTGAAATAGCCATGTTGCAGTCTCCTTTTGATTACGAGGTTGGGAATGAGCCGAAGATCGAACGCCAGTTGTAGTAACCGAAAGAATAACGCTCGTAACCCTTAACCAACAGGTTGTCAGTGACAAAGTCTACCTGAAGATCGGTTTCGAACTTTACACGTTCCATGTACGACAGACCATCAATGTTGGTCAGCAAGAACCATGCGTAAGCTGAGGTCAAGAAGTCGTTGACCATGTAGCCTTCGCTGAGTCCGCCAGCCGTTGAAAGCAGAGCGTTCACATCATTATCTGCCGTGCCTGGGCGCAATTCTGTCTTTGTCAGACGGATTGCAACAGGCTCCAACTGAGGAGGAACGACCAACTTACGACCGCGTGCAAACACCTTCAATCCGGCCTGATCTTTGAAGTTCGTCCGAATAGCAATCATGCTGTTTAAGAGCGTTGCTTCATTGAGATCAACCTGAGTGGTTGGGGTGTTTGCAACCGTGCTACCATCGATCGGATGAGCCGTGGAGCAAAGTGCTACACCGTCACCGCCAATTGAAGCGTTGTAGGTCGTTGCCGTATTCAAGACGTTCGCGCCATAGATTTCCTTGGTCTGGTGGAAAGATTCCGTCAGGCCGAGGTTCGATGGTTGGAACTGAGTCTTGTAGAGGTTGTCATCGATCGCCTTGCGGGTGATCGCATAACCGAGAGCAATTTCAGTGTGCTCTTGGTTGTAGATGAACCGTTCACCAGCTCCCGAATCAAATGCAGTCTGACCACCTTCGGTCTTTAACTGCGCAAGGCCGAGGTAACGCATTTCAGCGGTACGCTCGAGAGCCATTTTTGAATCGTGCTTTGTGAAGATCTTGTCGTACTGAGATGGGATCATCTCGTACTTGCCTTCTACGCCCCGAAGTCCAGGGAGGAGAAGGTCTCGGATCTGTGAGAGATTAACAGCCATGATACCTTACTCCTCAGCTAATGCCAGTTGGGCCTGCACCGTTCGACCGGAAGATTTCGTTATTGAATCCTACGATGACATTGCAGTACTGGGTTGTTGGATCACCGCCGTTGTTACCGCTAATCTGGTAATCAACAACAATGAATGGGAACGTGACGGTTGTAGCAACGGACGAAAGGTATGCACCTGAACGACCTGTCGAGGTATTGCCTGAACCGATTGTAAACTGTGCATACTGACCAATGATGCCCGAAGTCATCGTGGTTGCTGTGCCAGTCATCGGTGCGCCAGCAAAGCTCGTCTGAACAAGGAACCGTGCATTTGGATCATCAATGACGTAGGCTTCTACGTCACCAGTGGCCCCAGAACCAGGCCAATAAGACGACCAAACTGTGCGACCAAGTGAAGTGTTGAGGTATTTGCAACCGACAAAGATACCATCAAGACGAGTTGTACCAGCGGCACCCTGAGTGATGTAGCCGTTAGCAGTGCTAACAACAGGCATGACGGGGTCGCCAGTGTAAATAGGTGTCGTGTTACCAGAAGCGATTCGGCGAGTCGACTGTGCAAAAGTCGGAGCTCCACCTGCGCCACCCTGATACTGCGTAAAACCGAAATAGGCAGCAGTGTTTGCCATGACGGGATTCTCCTCTCAGAGAGTTTCCATCATCGCACACCGAGGCGACTGTGAAACGGGACAAAATCGAATCTCCCACACCGAGGGGAGAGCACCACATACTATATACTATTTTTAAGAAAAGAAAAGGGGGCAGGTGCCCCCTTTAATTTATACCGTTAATCGTTAGGAATCGGCATAGGCTCATAGGTATTTTTGATCTTTGGGGCAACGCGAGAATCATTGCGAGCCAGTAGACCTTTTGTTGAATCAAGCTGTGTTTCTTTGATCCGAACCTGTTGCCGTGCGTTCTTGTAGTCGATGTTGCGAACTTCTTGCGTGATTTCCGCCGGACGCTCGCATAACACCATGCCTTCGCGTTCGATTGCGCCTGAATGCCCTTTTGGCATCATGTGCGGGTACCGACTGACGTCAACAGGATCCCAACCAGTTCGAGCCATCATGCTCATGTAAGTAGGATCCTCCCAACCCATGACAGTGCGGCGTTTCCACTCGTAAGACCACCCGTCAGGAGCCGGAGGAGTAGCAAATTTATCTTGCCCTTCATCCAAATCACCAATGTGGTCGCGCAATTCAGCCGAACGCTTGGCGGCGCGAGCCCGTGAGTCTTCAGTGCGAATCTCAGGAGCACGCATGTCCGGACGTTCCAAATCTTTAGCTGTTCTCATAATATCCTCCTAAAAGTTACAGTTTGCCTTCTCTGACGAGAGCAAGTTTGTTGTTGGCGTACTCGCGATCGCTCATTCCCATGTCTCGTGCGGCTTCACGCTCCGCTCTCGACAGGCTTACAACGCCAGGTCTTGTTGCCGAAGTGCCTCCAGAACGCGAAACAGGTGCGGCGGGAGGCGCAGAACGCCGTTGTGTAGGTGCCGCCGCCGCGGACAACGCCGATTCCTGTGGTTCGTCACGGGATATTGGCGCAATACGAAGAGTTTGCTCAACATGCGAGAAATAATCGTCCGTATCAGGCTGTAAACCGTCTGCTATGGCAATGCCGTGAGCCTTCACCATCTTATCGTAGAGGGTTGGGTTGCGTGCATACTCTGGATGAGACCGAACCCAGTCCGCGGACCTCGGCGTAAGGCTTGAGGCAAGCGATTCCACAGGATCCGCGTGCCGTATTGGCTCCTGAGCTTGTCTTTGTGCCTCGTATTCGTACCTTTGCTTGCCATTCTGAAGCTCACGAAGGTCAAATCTAGCCTGATCCATGTTTGTTTGGATATCAGCCGCGGAGTCATAGTCACCCGCCGCCATCGCATCGCGGAGATTCTGCTTTAAAATCTCCGAATTGCGCTTAACCGTCTCGATTGCATTGTCAATCAACCGGATATTTGTGTCAGCGACGTCTGTTTTAGCTTGAAAAGCCTCTTGCGAAGCTGTCCTGAGCCTATTTTCAGCGTCAATACGGGCTGTTTTCTCCGCCTCAAGCTTTGCTTTAAGGTCTGCAATGCCATCTTCTGCGGACAACTCGTCTTTTTTAGAAACTTCGGGCTCATCGACAATGATTACGTCATTGTCTTTCTCAGAATCCAAAGGTTCCAAATCAACTTCAAGCTCAAGTTCTTGCTGCTTTTCCATTTTGGCTCCTTACCAAATCTTATCAGGCGATTGCGACTTGATGCGCATTTTGACGCTCACATCATCGAGGATCCGGCAAGGTTGGCCGTTCACAGACACCGCCCAACCATCGGAAGGACGGAAAACAACCCAGTCTCCCACCGAGAAAGAAGCGTTCGCAAACCACTTTCCTTCGCTATCAATGAAAGCATCCGGACCCTTTTTGAGAATAAGGCCAACTTTACCCTGATAACGATCTTCATCGATCGTCTTGTCGGTTAAAATAATGCCACTTTTGGTTTTTTGAGGACGGACATAGATTGCAACAAGAACTTGCGTGTTAAACATTTCAATATCCGAAATGTCTCCTACGTTTTCTATAAGTTCTTGTTTAGGATCCTGATCGTGGTTCATAATCATCGGGGGCATCTTATGATTCCCTCTTTTTATTGCCATCAACCAAGTCTTTGGCCTCTTCAAGAAATTCAAGTGCAGCTGCTAGACCATGAATTTTGCCAATTGCGCGTTGGTAATCTTCAAAAGACACCGCAGAGCCAGTCGCAATATTGTCTTTCAATCTTTCGTATTCCTCTTTTATGAGCTTTTTAAACTCATGCTGGAATTGACCAGTTGATGTAGTAATCATCCAGACCCCTCTGGTTTATGAAATTCCCCTCTGTTTTATTCAGGATCGGGTGCCCAGAGGGGATGAAGCACCCGACCCTTCTTTACCTAAACGTGGGAGGACGCTCAGATAAATTAGTTGCCGCCATACGCCTTGATCTTTTCCTTGCGACCAAGACCGCCACCCGCGGCATGATCGATTACATGCATGGTGCGACCACCGTTTTTGCGAGGCATCATACCTGGAGGAGGCATTGGAGGACCACCCGCGCCTGGAGGCATCATGCCTGGAGGTGGCATTGGAGGCATAGGAGGCCCACCTTCAGGCATAGGAGGCGTTCTTGGAGACATTGGAGCTGGCACAGGAGCGTTCGGCATCATGCCGCCTCCCGCGGGAGCACCATGCGCACCAATGATAATATTGATGTGCGTCTTGCCCTTACCCTTGCTCTTTGTCCTACCACCCTTGGCGTGAGCCTCACGGCCACCGACAACACCAGGTATCTTGGTCGTTGAGTTGCCTGAGAACACACCGCCACCGCCGTACTTCATGGTACGACCGCCACGGTTTTTGTTGACGAACTCGTTTGCGGTATCGTTCGCGTCATCCATGTCGCTTGCAAAGTAATCGGCTTTCTCAAGATGCTTACCGTCCTGATAATGCCTGACACGGTATTCATTATAATCCATATCCTTGTAAATCTTTGAAGATTTAGCGGGATTTGAACCAGTAACCGTTTTCTTCAAACGAAGAATAGGTTTTTCAAAAGCAGAATCATCATTAGAGCGACCGCCTTTGGCCAAACCCTTCATCGACTTCTGCGAATCGTGCTTGTCATCAGCCTTCGACGCTTCCCACTGCTTCATGGTCATGCCGCGCTTGGCCGCGAGCTTCTTGTCTTGGGCCTGATCCTTTGCGGAGCCTTCGAACTTGACCTTGCCGCCACGCTTCTTGACAAATTTACCACCAGGCACAATTTCTGTGCCGCCATTCATGATTCGATTGCCAGCCATTTGCCCAACCATGTCGCTTGGGTAATCTTCCTGAGCTTTGCAAGCTTGTTCTTGCATCATATCGCGTTGCATCATGCGATCTTTACGATCGCGTTCATACTTCCCAACTTCCTCAGCTTTTTGAGCAATACGATCTGCACGCATATCCATCATCGGAGAGGCTTGCGGCTTTGGCTTGGCAAGATCCGTTGAATACATCTTGCCTTTGTATTCAAACGTCTTTGGCCCACCCTCAAGCATTGCTGCACGACCTGCCTTGAACGCTTCGCCGAATGAACCGCCGCCAGCCTTGTGAGCACGACCGCCCTTT